CTGGCCGGAGATCAGGATGCCAGCACCGAGGACGGAGTTACCGATGATGGTAGCGTCGCCCAGGAGGTTGTTGGCGTAGGTCGGGTTCAGGATGAACGCGCGGGGTTCAGCGGCCTTGGCGGCGTCGAGCACGCCCTTGGAGGCGACGACTTCGGCGTAGGAGAGGCTGGAGCCGGTGTTCGTGCCCGAGCTGTAGTTGGCGGCGACGATGAGGGCGCCGATTTCAGCGAGGCACTTCTCGGCGAGGGCGTTGGCGGCGGTCGGGACGAAGGCGTTCGAGAGGAACTGAGCGCCGTACATCTTGACGTCGAGGGGCGAGAAGCGGGACGAGACCTTGAAGTGCTTCAGGGTGACGTTCGCGGCGGTGATGGTCGCGTCGTCCTGGGTGAGGTAACCGCCGGAGCCGAACTCGGTGGCGGTGGACGTGCCGATCAGGGGGACCTGGACGGTCTTGCCCGCAGCCGATTCAGCGGCGGTGAAGACGCTGGAGAAGGCGCGGAGCGCGGGGAGCTTGCCCTTCAGGGAAGCGATGACGCTCTCGGCGAGGACGCTCGGAGCAACTGCGATGGAGTTAGCCATGTGTGTGTGTTAGGAGATTGAGGGTTAGGGGGAAATTAGAGGGCAGCCTTGATGATGGCGGCCTTGTTGGCGGCGAAGTAGTCGTTACGCTCCTTGGAACCGACAGGCATCGCGAGGAAGGTGGCGAGGTGGTCGACGGCCTCGGCGGTAGGCTTGCTATCCGCAGGGGTGATTTCGACCGGGGAGACGCCGACGGAGGCCACGATCTTGGCGGCTTCCTTGCTGGCGCTGACCTTGGCGGACTCGACTTCGGCGAGCATCTGCTTCATGCCTTCGACTTCCTTGACGGCCACTTCGAGGGCGGCGGTCAGTTCGGCGAGCTTCGCATCCTTGGACGCGGCTTCGACCTTGAGGGCTTCCAGCTCGGAGGCGGCGCCCACGGTGAGTTTCTCGACGGTGGCACGGAGGTCGTCGCGCTCGGCGGTGACGCCCGAGATCGCGGCGGTGGCTTCGAGGAGCTGTTCTTCGATGGTCATCTTGATGTTGCGGAAATTGGAATTAGCCGAGGCTTCGCGGTCCAGTTGCTCGACCTTGCGCTCGGCCCATTCAGCCGTCCGCATGATGTCGCCGGAGGTAGGTCCACCCCACAGAGCCCACGCCACGGCGCCCGCTCCAGGGAAGCCGTCGTTGCCGGGCTTGTTGCGGGGAGCGTCCATGTCGGCCTCGTGCCGGCGGAACCACGGACCCATGCGGCGGAGCTTGTCTTCGGAGACGGAACCGTCCGCCATCTCGCGGGCTTCGCGCAGAGTCTTGTCCGTCACGCCGTCGCCCGACTTACCTTCCGCGTGCCACTCAAGGCCACGGCGGGCAGCGGACTGAACGTAGTCAGGGACGTCGATGGCCATCAGAACGAACGCAGGGCGTCGTTGAAGGAGTCGGCAAGACCAGTGACCAAGCCATGGGCGGCGGCCTGCTTGCCGGAGAAGGTCTGGCCTTCCATGGCTTCGGCCTTAACCATCTTGCGCTTCATGTTCACGGCTTCCTTGAACTCGGCGTGGATCGTGTCGACGCTGGCCTGAAGGTTGCCCATCTGGTCTTCGTTGAGGCTCGTGCCTTCGATGCCGGCGCCCTTGAACTTGCCGGACTTGATGACGACCATCTTGATGCCCTGCATCTCGGCGGCCTTTGAGTAGTCAGGGATGGCCATGTAGACGCCGATGCTGCCCACGGTGGACGAGGGCGAGGCGACGACGCGGTCGGCAGCGGAGCCGATCCAGTAGGCGGCGGAGGCCATCTCGGAGTCCGTGTAGGCGAGGGTCGGCTTGCTCAGGTTGCGCACCTTGTTGGCAAGTTCTTCGACGCCCGTGACGGTGCCGCCAGGGGACGAGATTTGCAGGGCAATCTTTTCGACAGCAGGGTCAGAAGCAAAAGCGTCAATGGCTTCGGAGATGTCGTTAATGTCGGCGACTCCCATCATCTTCTCGAGCGGGGAAGCACCCTTGGAAATGATACCGACCACAGGCACGATACCAATGCCATCGACCACGTAGGGCTTGGGAGCCTGCCCGAACAACTGGGCGAGCATATCCGTAAAGCCGAACTTCTCGGCGAGGACCGCGTGGTCGCTGGCCTTGGCAGGGTCGATGAGAAGGGGCTCGCGGCCCGACAGTCCGTTGGTGAGGAAACGCATGGTCTTAGGAATTGGGTTCGTCTTTGGACGCAGGCTCTTCCATGCTGGAAGGCTCGTCTTCAGGTTCTTCGATGCCGAGGTTGGTGGCTACATCCTCCGGGGTCTGCGTGCTCAGCTGACCCTGCTGGAGCCAGTTGAAGTCAGGCTTGTAAAGCATCCAGACCGGGATCTTGGCCTGCTTGGCTTTCTCAATGATAAAGGCCATGTCGTTAGCTCGCTTGTCCATCTCAGTGCGGAAGTCGAGGCCGCGCTGGGCGTAGAGCTCGGACATCGACAGGAGGCCCATCTCGACGTCGTTTCGGTCGTTGGCGGCATCCCGGCCAGCGTCCACCGTGACGGACTTCGGGGTCGTCCAGGAGACTTCGTTCCACTTCGGATCGTCAGGGAGTTCTCCCGAGGCGATGGCTTGGCCGATGATGTAGCCCCAAGTCGGGACGCAGAACTGTTCGATGATTACGTTCTGATACTTTCCGAAGACACGCGCGGCCTTGGCAGTGATTAGGCGGACAGAAGCACCGCCAATCTTGGAAGGGTCACTAACAAACTCGTAAGGCAGGACGCCCATAGAGATGTCTCGTTCAAGCGCTGCGATGAATCCATTGAAGGTCGCGTTGGGGCGGTTGCTCTGGAAGGAGTCCATCGACTCGCCAGGCTCGAGAGCGATGAGTTTTCCGCCCATCGTGTTGGCGAGGTTGGCGTAGGAGCCGTTGACCACGGCGCCGAGTTCTCCGGCCATGTCGCCATCCAAGACGCCGCCCTGCTTCTTGATGATGCGGGTGATGTCGCCGTTGTCCTTCACGGCCTGCTTCTCGAGGGCGAGGATTTCCATCTCGTCCTGGATGGAGTTGATCGAGTGCTGGAGCAGGGGCACGCCGCGGGCTCCGCTCGCGTACTCCTGGTCGACCACCATCATCATGGACTGGGCCAGAATCTGACGGGACGAGCCGTCCGAACGGTATACGTTTACGGCGATGTACTCGCCATAAGGACCGAACTGGATGCCGTCGTGCATACCTTCTGGCGTCTTGCCTTCGAGAGGGTCGCCGACGCGGTGGGCTTCCATCAGCTGAATCTTGGCCTCGCCGTTACCGTTGCGGACCTTGGCGGCGAAGGAGTCGCCGTCTCGGATCATGCCGCGAAGGAGGATGGACTGGGCCTGATAGAACGAAAAGCGGTTCGTGATGTCGATACGCTTGGCCTTCTCCGCGAAGTAGGCTTCGTAGCGCTGCTGCATCTCCGGGGTGCTCGCGTGGGACTGCGGCTTGATGCCGTCGCCCACGGTGTAGAGGCACATATCCGCCAGGATCTGCTTGAACAGGCCGGAGTTGCGCTCCGCCCAGCGGCACTTGCGCATCATCGTCAGGCGGTCGTACGGCGTCAGGTCGCGACGAAGGTCACGCGGCTCCGCACCGTAGGCCGAACGGCGGGCACGCGTCACGCCGATGGACTGCCAATCGCCATAGGAAGCCTGCGGCGCAGGGGCCGAGGGCGTCGTCTTGGGCGTCTTGGGACGCAGGCTGACGGTCTTAATCTTCTTGCGGATGGCCATAAATCAGTCGTTTCGGTTCTGCCAGTCCGTCGAGATGATGGTCACGCGACGGCCATACGTGGCAGGGTCCAGACGAGAAAGGGCGAACATCGCCTCAGACAGCATCTCCTTGGGAGGCATGGCGAACTGCTTAGACGCGGACGAGCCGGAGTCGGAGTAGGACATGAGCGTCTTGCCCTCCGTGATCATCGACAAAGCCTTGGCCTTGATGTCCAGGAGTTCGCACTCAGTGAGGCCGATGAAGATGCCGGAAGCCATTTAGATATGCCCCGAATGGAAGATGAAAGGGGGGTACGACGCCCAGCCCACGCCATGAGTCTCTTCCTCCCACGACACTAAACGCCGTACCCTTGCAATCAGGTTGCCCGGGCTCATGCCGAAGGCAAGTCGGTTTCGGCGGTTTCCCGCCCAGCGATGCCCCAGCGGACGGCGGCCAGCAGGGCGAGGATTTCGCAGTCGAGGGCGTGGTTGTCCTTCTTGCCCTGCGGGAGTATCCACTGGGGCTTGCCGGTCCGTCGGTCCTTGATGCGGACTTCGGCGTTCAGTTGGTCGGGGTAGTCTGTCCCAGCGTCGATGGAGTAGGTCCATACCTTTCGGGCCCGCAGGCCGTGCAGGAGGTCTTTGCCGGCGGTGGCCGAGTGTACGATCAGGGTCGCTCGCTGAGGTATGCCAGGGACGACGATGGACTGCTTCTCAGAGTAGAAGCGGCGGGTCGTCTGGCCGTCCTTGGACGTGACCGCGAAGTCGTCGGAGCCGGAGCCCTTGGCCGTCTTCCAATTCCGCTTGGCCGTCTCGCGGTAGACCTCCTGCGTATTGTCGCCCGAGTCGACTAGCACCAGCGCATGATGGACGCCGTGCTGCTTGGCGTAGGCTTCGACGTTTCCCCACGTGTCGATGCGGGCGAATGCCATCAGGCGGCTATGCCCGGTCTTCGACCAGCGGCGCACGACCACCCAGAAGTGGCCACGCTGGACGTCGACCCCCATCGTGCGGAACGGGATGCTCCCCGTCGGCGCGCCGTCACGGTCGGCCACCTTGGCCTTCGGCGTGATCACGGCCTCCGCGTCCCAGTCGTCTCCCATCTTGTAGTTCGCGGCCTCGGCCAGCGCCACCATCTCGCCGCCCTCTTCGCTCCAGGGCATCGCGAGTCGCTTCTGTTTGAAGATGCGTCTCGGCTCTTCATCGCCGTACTCGTCAGCCGATGCCTTGGCCTTGAGCATCAGCACGCCAAGTTCGCCCCAGCTCATCGACGCAAGGCTGTTCCAATGCAGGCCGATGTGCCCGGTGTTCGCCGATGCCGCCGTGGCGACGAACGTGCCACGAGCGTTGGCCTCGAGACGCGTGGCGTTATTGTCGGGGAGAAGCGCACGACACCCTGCGCATTCGTAAGTCGTGCCCACGCTCACCTTGTGCAAGTCCCATGTGCCCGTCGACTTCGCGTCCTCGGGGAACCGAACTTGCTCCCAGACCCACGGCTGTAGGTGGTCGCACTTCGGGCAACGCATATTCCAGTCACGCTGGTCCGTCGACTCGTGCAGCTGATGGAACTCCTGCCCAGCCATACCGCCCTGCGACATGAAGATGCGTTTGCCCATCCAGCCGAACGCCGTGACGCGCGCGCTGAGTTCGGCCAAGTGTCCGGGCGGCGCCATCCAGCACTCGTCGGCGATCGTGTAGCGAAGCGACAGGCGCTGGAGGTTCGCCTCGTTCCAGATGCCGCGACAGTAGAGCGTCATGCGGTCGAAGTCCGCCGTCGTCGAGCGGTCCAAGTCCTCGAGCGATAGACGCGACTTCACCGGCGGGCAGTTGTTCCACACCGGGCGGAGATAACGCAGGGCGAAGTCCTTGGCCTCTGGGTCGGTCGCCTGCAAGACCATCGTCGGCCCAGGAGCGTTGGCGATGATGTGGCACGTGAGCAGGCGGGCGAACAGCGACTTGCCCGACTGGATGCTGGCGAGGATGGTGAGCAGACGCGTCTCGGGGTCGGCGGCGATGCGCAGCGCTTCGGCGATCCACGGCGTGCGGTCGGAGCGGAATGGCCCGGGCATCGGCGAGTCAGGGATGGCGTGCACGTTGTCCTCCAGCCACTCGACCACGTCGCCCGAGTCCGACGGACGCAGCACGTCCCGACCGATGCGGAGCAAGTCAGCCTTGTTCATCTTGCGAGAGTTCGGCCTTCACACGGCGCACCCAGACCTCCAGAGCCTTGACCGCCTTGGCCGGGTTCTCCGGGTTGCAGGCTTCCGCCACGTCCAGGGCGAGCTTGTCGAGACGGTTTACCATCGTGGCCGCCAGTTCGCGCATGGCTTCGCCGGCTTCCTTCGCGGAGATGTAGTCCTTGGCCAGGATGAGCCGACGCTCCTGCTCTTCCTCGAGGGCGACGAGCGTTTTCAGGGATTGGTTGTACGCGGTCTGGTACTTCCCCTGGTTCGGGTCGCCCCCTTCCATCGCCGCCTGCCAGACGCCGCGTGCCCGACCGACCAGCGTGCGGTGTTCCGCGATCGTGTCGGCCAGCGTGCCGTCGTCGAGCTGCGCCGGTGCGGCCTTCGGGGCTTGCGCCTTCTGCACGCTCGCCCGGGCTTCACGCCAAGCCTTCGCCGCGTCGATGGAGTCCGTCGGCATTCCCTCCTTGCGCAGGATTGAAATCCGCTGCGCAGTCACGCCCAGCGCCAAACCCAGTTCTGAGTTCGTGAGCGGTTTGGCCATTATTGTGCAACCCTCTGTTTTCCTCCATCGGCTCTGTAAAAAAGAGCCGTGGTGTCGGGCCA